CCCAGCTCGCCATAGGCATCGGCTGTGATCAGCTCGGCCAGGCTCTCCAGTACGGGCAGCATGTACTGCTCGTAAAAGGCAGGGTGGTCCCTATAGAACTCCTCTAACCAGGTCAAAAAGCCCGCCACATCCCCGGCGCGCAGCAACTTTTCGGCCCGGCGCATAATGTCGGCCTCTTCCCGTTTGAGGATGCGCTCCGTGGCCTGAGCGACCAGCCGCCGATATGATTCGGCGATCCGTCTCCGAGACTCGGCGCTCCCCGATGCGTCGGACCGGATCTCTGGCAGCAGGACCCTGCCCTCTGGCGTTGCGCCATTCGATCGTATGCTCCCTATGTCATCGGCCGGGACCATGTTCAGCGGCACAAGATAGATATCGCCGCCATCCACCGGGTTCATGTTCTCGAGCTCCCGGATGTCGTTCGCCGAGAGCCAGCCATTTTGTCGCCCTGTGGCATATGCCTGATAACGGCTCTGGATGTCCCCGCGCAAAAGGCCATCCACGAGATGCTCCACAAAGTAGCTCTTGCGCTCGCTCTCGGAGAGCAGGTCTCGCCGAGCGCTTTGCTCGAATCGCGTCAGCCAGGGCGCCAGCGTGAGCGTCACGAACTCGATCCCCTGATGCTCGATGTTGCTGAATGTGGCTCTCGTCAAATCCCCGATCATGTGCAGCGGCATCCGGAACATGCGCGCGATCTCCACCACCTGAAAGTTTCGCGTCTCCAGGAACTGCGCGTCGTCGTGCTGCATGCCCACCTGTTGCCACTGCACGCCCTCCTCCAAGACGGCGATACGATGCGCATAATCCATTCCCTTATGGGCGGCCTCCCAGGAGGCCTTGAGGTTGGTTGCCGCCGCCTGGTTCAGTTTTTTGTCCGTCTGCAACACGCCCCCGGGGTGCGCAGCGTTGGCGAAAAACAGCCCGCCATATTTCTCCGTGGCAAGGGCCGTCCCAATGGCCTCTCTCGCCTGGCTGATCACCGAATAGCCCGTGTAGCGATCTATCCCTATGCCTCGGGTGCGCCAGACACGATCCATGGATAGGGCGATGGCCTCGCCGCTGCTCATCGTGTACTGCCACCATGACGGTTTGCCATCTTCCTGCCGCAGCACCATGCGGTCCGGCCTCAGGGGCCATAACTCGCGGATCCGCCCTGCCCCGTCGTAGACCTTCTCGCAGTAGGCTATCCCCCAGAGGCACACGTGCCCAGCCAGGTTCTCGCGGAGTTCCACAGCAGTCATGTGGGGGTTCGGGATCCCGTGCAACAGCTCATAGAGCGGATGCTCAGGGGCCCGCCGCTTGCCTCGCCCACCCATGCGCTGATAGACGATCAGCGGCAGACTGGCCACCGACTCGGCGATTACCCGCACGCAGGCGAACACCGCCGATGTGCGCATGGCTGTCGTGATGCTGACCGATTCGCCGCTGCTGGGCGTATAGGTCGCTCCCAGCCAGCTCGCTAGTTCAGTTGCGGTCAGGTCCGTCTCTGGATCCTCTAGAGAGCGTCGTTTGAACAGATCTACCAGCATGTCCCGCCTTAAGCCTCGCCAACGTTATGCCCATACTAACCAGCGCGATACCGATGACGATGAGTCCCGCTCGTATATCGAACAGGGCTGCCCCCGTGCAGATCGCGATGATGCCCAGCCCCACGATCAGGTCATAGATGTCGATACTCACAGCACCAGGATCCCCCGCTCCTCGTACACCGATCCGCCCTCGGCCTGGTGCCGCATAGCCCTGTCCAGCGCCATGATCAGGGCGACGATGCCGTCGATTTTTCCCTGCGACTCCGCTTTGTCTGGCTTCAGGTTCCCCGCGGCGTCCTGTTTCACCGCCACGTTCCCTGCCATCCAGCGCAACACGGGATTGCCGCCGTGCCGCAACTTCCTCTCTAACAGCCGCTTCTCGAACTCCTTCACCGGCACGGCCATAGACAGGAACCCCTGGCCCATCCCAAACACCGTCAGTCCCTCGTCCTGCAGCTCCATCGAGAGCTGGTAGGCCTGGAACAGCCGGTCTATGTTCAGATCCTCGAGCCGGAACGTCTCCGCGTCAGACAATATCTGTCGCTTGATGAACTGATAGTCCACGGCATCCCCTGGCGTGGCCGTCAGCCAGCCCCCGCGCGCCCATTCCTGATACTGCTCCTTGTACTTGTTGCTGTCGTCGACCAGTCGCGCCTCCGGACACCAGAATCGCGCCAGAATGTCGAGGCTGTCCGGGTCGTCATCATCCGGAAAGACCAGCACCCAGGCCCCCAGGTCCGAGACCGCGGAGAGGTCTAGCCCCCCGTAGCATTTCCGTCCGGCGAGATCCGCCTCGTCGACCGCCCCTGCGTTGGCGTCCCAGAGGTCGATGTCGATCCAGCGATCGGACTGCTGCGTCCACACGTTGAGATGCAACCGCAGGAAGGCGTTCTGTGCCGCTGGCATGTGGGCGGCCTTGTTGGCCTTTGCCCGTAAGTCATCAGGCTTGACTGATACGCCATAGTTTGGATTAGCCTTAATCCAGGAGGACGCCTCTTTCCAGTCATCGCCCTCGTCGATGGTTGCGATATAGCCGAACCACGTATCATCCTGTATCAGTCCCTCCAGCACCTGTCGGGTGTACTCGTGGTGCTCCCAGCAGATCGATTGCCGGTCATAGCCCGCCGTCGTAATCTCGAACACCAGGGGCTGCCTCCGTGCTCCCGTCGCCGTATCCAGCACGTCGATCACCGCGCTCGTCCGGTGCGCGTGTACCTCGTCGATCATGGCCCCATGAATGTTGAGCCCATCCATCGAGTTGGCGTCGGCCCCCAACGGCTCGTATTTGCAAGCCGTCTCCGGGATGTGCAAATTGTCTTTGTAGATCTTCACCATGCGCTTGAGCGCCGGTGAGGCCCTGACCATGCGCGTTGCCTCGCTATGCGTGATCCGCGCCTGGTCCCGTTTCGTGTTGTGGGTCGCAATGAGACTGCGCGTCACCAGGTAGAGATGCGACGGAGAATCGACGCTGATGCATCGGACAGGCCGCGACTTCACCGGATTAACCTCAGTGATGTAACGATTCTTCGCCCTCGAATCCGGTTTCGTCTTCTGACGCTCATATTTTCTGGTTAGGTTTGCGATCCTAATATCTGATGCGTAAGCTTTGAAGCTCACGATATAGTATGGCTCGCTAGCGACTTCTACCTCTCGGCAGTGAGGTTGCAAGCCCAAGCCAGCTATTAGTTCAGTAGCGTCATATGCCAGCCGAGCATTTCTATTTGTGAATCTGCATTCTCCATTCTTTGTTACCGTGCCATCGGTATCCATCAACCCACGGAGCAAATTGGCCCGCTGGTCACTCGACGCCCTCAAATACCGAACCGGGATATGCTTATTTTCCAGCAAATCGTTCTCTCGCAAAGCAGTTCGTAGGCCTAGAATAGTAAAGCGTAACAGACCATCCTCATCATCTGCACCATGTTCGGAAAGGACATACCCTTCAGATCGAACGTGTTTGGCGATCTCCGCATCGTCTGGATGTACGACAATGGCCCCGCGATTATTCCGTCCGTCTCCTAACCAGACCCCCAACGTATAGGGCCCGATCGGAAGACATTGCTCCGGAAGTTCCAAGGGCCCAGCCACTGGAATGCGATGATTGGCGCGCTGATCCTTTTTGCATTCGTACTGCAAAGTATCCTTGATTTGATCTGTGGTATAGAGAGCGGTGGTTCTGCCCTTTTCCCGAGTGCCCGCATAGTCGGCCAACCTTCGGCCCTCCAGACTTCTACCGCTGGAGTAGACTTCGGTTTGCCAACGGTGTTCAGCGTCTGCAACGACCTGGGCCCCATCGCTGAATAGCACCTCGTAGCACTTATGACCATACATAACCGGCGAGACATACGTAACAAGGCGAGGAGTGCCAGCCTCATCAAATACTCTGTCGCCTTCCTTGACCTTGCCCATCGTTGTATACCCTGATGGCGTCGGCAAGATCGTATCAATATCCAAGGGCGCCGCCGAGTAGACCTCGGCCCCCGGTTCCCCGTCCGCCGTGAGCAGATACAGCCCTATCCCGGCGCTCAACGTCGACTTCCCATTTTTCCGGGGCACCTCGACGTAGGCGTTCCGATATCGCCGCGTCCCGTCATCTCGTTTCCATCCGAATATCATCCAGAGGATGAATTGCTGCCAGGGTTCGAGATCGAACGGTTCACCTGCCCACTCGCCCTTGCTGTGCCGCAGGAAACCGAAATATCGGACGACGTGCTCCGCTGCCGCCCGATCGAACCAGAGCCCTCGCTCACGGGCGTGCTCCATATCGTCCAGATGCCGCTGCGCAGCCCGCCGCACGAACTCACAGGCCGGGATGGTCCCCTCTAGTACGCCGTGTATGTATGCGATAACAGGGTGTCTAGCCATGCTCCGCTTTCAGTTGGCCGCTCTCTCGCAAGAACGCGGCGAACGGATCCTCCGCCTCTGGCTTGTCGATGCTCAGCCTCGATCTGGACGCTGGCGTGAGCCCAAACTCGATGAGAAATGCTTTCATGAGCTTGAGCGCGTTGTTTGCCATGGTGACCTCTGGTCGGGGCTTGATCTGCCCAGAGGGCGTCACATAGGTCAGACCGTGCCTCTGCAGGGCACCCTCTGCCTGCCACCACCGCGCATAGCACATGCAATAGGCCTCGAGCGACGCGTGATCGATGCGCGTGAGCAGCCCCAGCGCGCGCAGCTCCGGCGCCACGCGGTGCCATTCCCTCCGCGCCTCGCCCCTGATGTGCCGCGGGCAATAGACCCTTCCCCCGTCGGGCTGCGGCTCCCCCCGATTGATGGGCCGCTTGCTCGGGTTGCCCTCCAGGAGCCTCAGTTTTGTCGGCTTTGGCGGTGGCCCCGGC